TTTGCAGCTCTTCTGTTTGAACACAAATTCGATCCGGCTTACCTCGTCCAGGCTCATGCCGATTTCAACCGGCAGCGCAAATTGCGTTCCCTGTTTCATTCGTTTTTCTCCTCAGCGCCTTAATTCGGCATTTTTTTCTTCCTCTGTTTTCGGAGTTTCGATGTTTGCCGCCGCTGCTTCTTCGGCGGCCATGTTTTCGCGCACGGCATTCAAAACGTTCTCCAAAATCAACTCCGTCACGGCAAACGGCAGCGTTGCTTCGTTAATTGCAGCAATAACTTTGCGTTTGCACTCTTTAATGCGTTTGTTGTCAGTCATGGGGCATCCTCCTTACAGCCGCGCGTTTACGGCGTTTTTCAGTGTGACAATGGCGGCCAGAACCTCTTCGTCCAGGGCTACAAAGGACCCCCGGTTGTTCTGGCTGGTGATGTTGCCGCTGTCGTCCAGTTCCATGTAGGTGTAGCTCACTCGCTCACCTTCGGCGGTGGTCACGATTGCTACTGCGCTTAATTTCTTCATATTTCACTGCCCTCCAAATCATCTAATAGTGTATCAACGGCCTGTTTGGCGCCGGTGTCCATGGTCAGCAGGTCAGCTGCGGCATCGGTGCTGGCCTCCTGCGCACGGGCGGCGGTGCTGGCGGCCAGCTCAATGCCTGCCGGATCGCCGGCAGGGTAGCTGCTGTCGCTGCGGTCGGCATAACTGCCCTCGTACCCACGCTGCGCGGCCATGCAGAGCCACGCAAAGCGCTGGCCCGCCGCACCGTGCACAATGGCATACTGGCCGCAATCCTCCGCCCACAGGTGCCCGGTGCCGTCAAGGTCAGTCAGCAGCCAGGCGGGCTGCCCGTACTGGGCGATGGTCTCCGCATAGCGTGGGTCAAGGGCAATCAGGCACCAGCCGTCTGGGCTGCACCGGCCCTTACCCCAGTCCGCAAAGGTCGGCACGGGGGTCTCGAACGCGGCCATTTTCAGCGCGCCGAAGCTGGTAGGCACCACGCGGGATTTGCTGCCCCAAACGTCCAGATTGTGTACATTCAGCTTGCCGGAGACACCCACCCGGGTCGTGTTAAAATCGGCGTCGCTGTCATCGCTGCGGTTGTAGGTGATCTGCATCCCAACGTAAGATGTCGGGTTGAGGCCGTCAACCCAGCCGTACTTAGCGTACTTGCTGCACGCCCCAATGTAGGAGCTACCTGCCTCAGAGTACAGCACGCCGGTCAGGCCGATGCTGCCAGTGTTGATGGTGGCGTACCATGCGATGTGCCGGTTGTCCAAAAATACACGCTCACCGGCCTCGGTGCCCATGCGAATCCATGCGTTGTCCAGGTCGTACACGGTGGTGTAGTTGAGGTTATGCAGCTGCCCGGTCGTAATGTTTCCGCCGTTGATGATTGTCTTGTCCTGGTTCCAGGTACTCAAATCCGAAAATGTCACCACGCCGGATAGGTTGATCTGTGCGCTGGTGATCTCTGTTCCGCCTGCCGTCAGCTTGATGGTGCTGCTGGTTCCGCTTGTGCTGGCCGTCAGCTTAATTTCGCTCACCGTCTGCTTGATCTCGGTTTTTGTTTCGGTGGTAGTCAGGTAATCGCCGCTGCTGGCCGTCCACGCGGTAGGCGCGTTGCCCATCTGCACCATGGGGTGCATGATGGTCAGATCGTTGGTAACGGTGGCGTTATCGTTCGCGGTACTCACAAACAGACCGTCTGCATAGCCGTCCGCGGTCGCCGTAAAGGCCGCCCAGCGCAGCTTCCAGCCGTTGTCCAGCTCAATGTCCTGCTTCGCATTTTTGAATGCATTGCCGTAATAACTTTTTGCGCCGCTGCTGTTCTTGGTCTCAAACTGCAAAAACAGGCTGTCCGTGCCGGAGTTGAGCTTGTACAGTACCGATGCACAATAGGTCATGCCCTTGGCAATCACCAGCGTTTTGTCCGCGCCAAAGTGGAAGCGGGTGTTCTGCGCCTTGTTGGTCACGCGAACAGATTCACCCGTAATGGTGTAGCTGCCCTTTTTTCTCAGGTCATTGCCGCCTGCATCCAGGGTCGCATTGTTCCAGTCGTCGGTGCCCACAATAATATTGTTGCCGCCGGTGATCCGCTGCGTTACCGTCTGGGTAATGCTGTCGGCTTTCTGGTCAATCGCGGATACTGATTCTTTAACGGTTTTGAATTCCTGCTTGGTGTTGTCTAAATCGTTGGAAATGGTTGTGGTGGTCTCTTTCAGGCTGCTGACTTTGGTGCTGATGCTGTCCGCCTTTTGGCGGATGCTGGAAACATCCTCTTTCAGGCTGTTCACCGTTGCGGTGGTGGCGTAGTCCTGCAGCTTGCTGTCAACGGCATCATTGGCAGCTCTGGTAGCGGTGTCCTTCACGTTGGCCGTTACCGTTTCAGTCACTGACTTGGTGACCTCGGTCTTGATCTCATCCGCCGATTGGGAGATCAGGCTTTTGGCGCTTTTCTCTGTTATGTAGTCCCCGCTGCTGGCGTTCCAGGCAGTAGGGGCGTTGCCGTATTGCAGCATGGGGTGAAGCAGCGAAAACTTATTGGTGCAGTTGTCATTGCTGTCGAAATCGGCTTTTTTCAAAACACCGTTTTGGCCGGGGGTCCATGTACCATACCGCAGCACCCAGCCGTCTGTCTGCTTAATTTCGAGCTGGTCAGCGGTTTTTATGTAAGCAATGTAATATTTGCCATTATCGCCCGTAAACGTAATGCCCAGCCGCAGCGCATCGGTGCCGGAAATGAGTTTGTACATAACGGACAGGCATAATGTGACGCCTTTTATAATGCGAGCGCCCGCGGTGTTGAACATAAAATACCCGTTGGTGTTCGCATTGGTTATTGTTGCGCTGCCATCATCGCCATACACAACGCTGCTGCCAGGGCCGCCAGAGAGGGCGTTCTTGAAGCTCTCACTGCCCAGGATCAGGTTGCCGCCGCCGGTGATTTTGGTGTCTTTTTTCACCTCAGAGGAAAGCCCGTCCACCGTTGCTTTCAGGTCGGTGTACTTGCCGGTCAGGTCTCTTGCCTTTACTTCCAGGCCGTCCACGCTGGTCTTGATCTCCAGCATCTTGCCGGTCAGGTTCTTGTAGCTCTGGCTGTTCACTGCGCTGGAACTTTCCCGACTGGCGCTGCCCACGCTCTCAAAGCTGGCATTGCCGGAGGAGATTGTGGCGCTCATCAGGTAGGTGTCGAACTCCCGCCCGCGTGCGTCCTTAACGTGCACGATCTGCCCGCAGGCAAGGCCGGAACTGTTGGGCACCGATACTTTGCAGGGGGTGTAGGTCACGTTTTTCAGCACGTTGTACAGGTTTTGTACAACGCTTTTCAGGTTGGCTTCGGCGCCGGTTGTCAGCAGCAGGTTGCCCTGCACTGCATAGGTGTTGGTGGCAGTGGTGCTGTCGGGGTAGATGACCCCCACGTCACTGTCCGACTGCCGGATCTGGACTTTCTCAATGGCCTTGACCGTGTAGTCCTCGTAGCTCAGGCTGTCAGCATAATAGGCGGTGCTGTTGCTGGCACCGTCCGGGGTGATTTTAGCAGTGCTGCGCTTGTCTGTGTAGGTCAAGAATTGCAGCTTGCCGTCTGCATTCATGTGGGCGTAGCAGCCTGCCGCTTCCGCCGCCCAGGAGATAATCTGGCGGCAGGTTAAATCATCCGCATAGAATGCCTGCACGCTGTAGCTGCCATTGATGGGCAGGCTGCTGCTGGCCAGCGTAACCCCTGCCCGCTGGCAGGCCAGCTGAACCAGCTGCCAGATAGTTTTGGGGAACTGTGCCTGATTGGCGTGCAGCCAGCCGGAGAAGTCCGCATCCAGCTTGGACATGGTGTCGTAGGCCGTGACCTTGTAGCTGTTGCGCTTGGTGCGGGTGGGCTTTTCGGCATAGAAAACGCCCACCTTGGTGCGGTTCCCGGCATCATCCTGCCGGTAGTAGGTCAGGGCGTCCCCGGCAGTAATTTGCAGGCTGCCGCCCGGGTCCGCCCAGATTTCGGCTTCAATGTAGTCCGAAAACGCAGAGCCAATAGTGAACTCCTGCCCGGCGTTCACCGCAGTATGCAGCGTCAGGCTTTTGACCGCGCTGCCGGGGGAGCCGCCCTTTAACTCGGTGCCGCTGGAGAGAGTGAGGATTGGTTGATACAAATACACACCTCCTTTGGTTTTAGTTAGGAGGTAGGAGTGAGGAGTTAGGAGTTCATGGTGTGCGCGTGCGCGCACGGGTTGAAAATTGGGCCGCAATCCCGTAGGGGCGCACATTGTGCGCCCGTCACCCTGTGGCAAATCCTGTTATGGCATCTACCGCAAAGCCCCGGAACGGTCAAGACCGTTCCCTACAATGCCGGACCTTAGGCCCGTTTTAACCCCTACTTCCTACCTCCTAACTCTCAATCAGCATTCAATAATGTTAAATTTAAGGTTCTTCCACTGTTTCGTCTTGGCGTTATGCCAGGCGATGCCGTATTTGCTGCAGTAGCAGGTGGTGGTTTCGGTCTCGGTGGAAGATCCGGCCTTGGGGTGGGTGAACTGGAATGTGGATTTGCCTGCAAACAGCCCGATGGTGTACTTGTATTCGTCGTCCGTCAGGCAGCTGTACGCAATTGGCCATGTGGCCACTTTTTCGCGCACAACTTCCCGGTGCATTCGTCCGGCTTCATCCCGGCCGGAATCGCTGGAATCCAGGTCGGAATAGCTCGGTTCGATGTCGCAGTCCGGTGCGTACAGGGATTTGCCATCGATCTGGAACAGATTGGTCAGGGTCACGTCACACACCTCCTGTTGCAATGGCCTGTTTGCGCTGCCAGCGCTGTACGGCGCGGCCTACGTCCTCGTCGGTCAGCTCAATGCCGTACACGGCGGAGAGGATCTCCCGCAGCACGGAAACCACGGCTTCAAAGCCCGCCATTTGGCCTGCCTGCAGGTCCTCCATGACTTCGGCCACAGCCTGCTTGATGGTGTCCAGCGGAGCTTCCACGTTGGTGCCGTGGCTCTGATCGCCCAGCACGGCCAGAAACTCCCGGTTGGCCGGGATGACCGCGCCCTGCGCGAGATAAGGAATCTGCGGGGCAGTCAGGGTGCTGATGTTAAACCCAACATGCCCGCCGCCGAACAATTCCGGCAGGTCGAACGACAACCCGTTCAGCGCGTTGATGACCGCATTGATGCCGGTCACAACGGCGGAGATCATCCGATTGATGAAGCCGATGATGCCATTGACGGCGGTCTTGATGGCGTTCGTCATCTTATCCCAGACGGTGCTGACCGTGTTGCCGATGGCCTGCCAGGCAGCATCCCAGTTGCCACGGAACACGGCGCTTAAAAAGTCCGCCAGCCCACGCAGCACAACAACGGCCAGATCGATGGCATCCGCAATAGCCCCAACGGCCACGCCAACAACGTCCGCAATGGCGTTGAATACCTCAGCAAACGCGGGGCCGAATGTGGCGATAATCCACTTGGCCACCGGGGCCAGCAGGTTGTTCCACAGGTCCAGCAGGCAGTTGGCAACGCTTGCCACCAGCAAAAGAATGTCGTCCCACAGGGGCTTGAGATGAGAGGACCAGAGGGTAGATAAAATCTGCATCAGGTTAGTAAGGATCGGCTGCAAAACGTTCTGCCACAGGGTGGTAAAAATGCCTTGCAGGTTTTCCAGCGCCAGGGCGGCACTCTGGGCAATGGGCTGGCCGTACTCGGCCCAGGTCAGCTGAACGCCGCCCAAAAGATCCTGCCAAACGGTCAGGGCAGCGGTTTTCATCTGCTGCCAGGCTGCATCCCACAGCGCGGCGGCGGGGGCAAGCACAGCCTGTAATGTGGCCCAGAAATTTTGCAGCTGCTGGTTTAATAGAGTCGGCGGACTTAACTGTGGCGGTTCGGCATCTGCGGCTTTGATTGTTGCAGCGCTGCTGCTTTTGCGGGTGGTGGAAGCCGCCGCAGCTCCGGCACTTTCGGCAAGAGAAGCCTGCAGCCGGTCCAGCTCATCAAATTCCGCAACGCTGCGTTTGGCGGCCTTGGCTGCTTTGGTGGTGCCACTGGCAAGTTTGGCCTGGGCTTTGGCGGCTTTGTTGGCACTGACTGCTGCTGCGGCGGTCTGCTGCTCAAACTTTGCCACCGGCACGGCGGAGAACGCAGCGTTTACACTGCGGCTTATTTTTTTCAGGGCAGTGCGCAGGCCGTTCAGCGGCTGCTGCGCGGTGTGGGTAGTTGTTTGTGTAGACAGGGCAACCTGAAGGCTGCCTGCATAGGATTTTGGCAAAAGCATCTACCTCCTTATGGGGACTTAATTGGCCAACAGGCGCTGCAGCCGCTGGCGTTCCGCTATCTCTGCCGGATTCAGGCGGGGGCGCAGGTCAACCATGGCTTTGTTTTTGCGGTAGTAGTCCTGTTCCCACGGCTGCAATTTTTGGCCGTGGTGCAGCTTGCTGCGCACCCGCAGCAGGGTAGCCAGCTGGCCGTCCCCAATGCTGTTGAACCAGGCCATAAAGGTCCACCAGTGCAGATAAGGCAGGGCGCGCACTTCGCACCCGGCGGCTTTGTTGATGCCGGCGGCAATCAGCGGGGCGTCCTGTTCCCAGTCCAACAGCGGCGGGGCAGGGGAGCGGGGCAGCGTTTGCCCGCAGTTCAAAAAATCTGCCAGCTTCTGCATGGCCTCCGGATAGTCGCTGCGCGGCAGATCGCCCTCATAAAATAGGGCCAGGGCCACCCGCCAGCGGATGAATTCCGGCTCGCTGGCATCGTTCAACCGATGCAGAATATCCAGAATATCGCGGTAATCCGAATGAATCGGATATGCTTTTCCGCCAACCTCCAGCCGGGTGGGCAGCCGCCAGCTGCTCATACCTGCACCCCGCGCGCGGCGCGCGCTGCCTGGGCCTGCTGCACGGCCAGCGTGGCTTTGGCATCTGCGCACTGGCGGGCACCGGCTTCCAGAATGGGCTGCAATGCCGCAAACAGATTGGTGATGACCCGCTCGCCGTTGCCGGCAACCGCCAGCAGATTGGTGCCGCCCAGCATAGCGTCAAAATCATTGCCGGGGCCAAATACTTCCGCCAGCAGCCCCTTGGCGCGCTGATCCGCCTGGGCCAGCAGCTGTATGGCATCGGTTCCAGTGGGGCTTTGCGCCTGCACCTGCTGTTCCAGCTCTTGCAGCTGATTTTGCAGGGTGCAAAAACGGCTGTAAACATTGGGGTCGCTGGGGTTAAAGCGCAGCACTCCGCCGCCGTGCTCCGGCCCGCCATTGACCGCGTATTCGCGCAGGCCGGTATCAATCGTAAGTTGTTCCAT